TCATTGAACCGAGCGAAGCTTTCCGAATTCGAGCGCGTCTGCCGCCTTTCGAAGGTGGTCGGGTGAGAATCGCCCATACGTGCTGAACGTGACGCTCGGGTTGCTGTGCCCAAGGTACTGCGCAACTTCGAGAATTGGCACGCCTGCCTCGACCATATGGACCGCGGCCGTGTGCCGAAGCACGTGCGGGGTAACTCCCTTAAGACCTGCCTTTGCGCAAGCGTTTCGGAAGCCCGTCTTTATCGAACCGATTTGGCCGCCTGCATATTCGACGACGAATTCCGACATTGCATGTGCCTTAGCTGCGACCAGCGCAGCGCGCAGTGTATTGTTGATCGGGACAACCGCGCGGCCCTTTCGTGGCCCTTCGCCCTCCAGGCGAAGATTAATCTGACCCCTGATCATGTCGACCCGATCCCAGGTGAGTTCAAGGATCGCGCCCACGCGGCCGGCGGTGGTCAGCATCAATAAAATGGCTAGCCTGATGTGGGGGTCGCCATCCACTGACAACAGACGATCAATCTCGGCGCGCGAGAGATAGCGCTCCTTTGGAGACGGCATTGCGGGGCGCTCGATATGCGGCGCATGCTCAATCATACGGTGCTTTTCCGCCCATGATAGGCTTGTGCGCAGATGCCCGAGTTCAGTACGAATCGTACCGTCTTTTCTACCGATCGCCCGCCGCTTCTCAACATAATCTCTGCAATCCTGAGTCGTAATCTGATGTGGCTCCAGGGCGCCAAATACGGGCAGAATCGTCTTGCCAGTGTCGATCATGTGGTGGTCAATCCTGCGGCCTGCCTTGTCCTTTCGATAAGCGGACCAGATGTCTGAAACCGTCAGAGCGCGCGCAGCCGCCGCTTGGTGAAAGATCGATCGAGCTTCAGCTTCGGCTTCCGTTGGAGTTGTTGCGTCGAGCTTGTATCTGCGCCGCCCTCCGTCTGGATCTGTCCAGGTGACACAGTATCCACCACGGAGTCGTCCGACTCGATATTCTGACATTGTTCGTGTTCCTCGACGATCGACTTGGGAATTCGCCAAGACTTTCCGACTCGAAAGCCCTGTAGCTTGCCATCTCTTAGCATTTTTCGGACGGTCTCGCCTGAGCATTCCCAATGCTCTGCAAGTGTGTCGGCCGTGTAGTGCTTGATGTCAGGTTTCTGTGCGCGCTGGGCACTCATGATCATTCCCTCCTCTTAAGCTGATGTATTGCTTGCCGAAAGACGCTCGAGCTGGGCGAAGAGATGGGCGTTGAGGTCGGAAAGACGTGTACTCATGGCTGGACTCTCTCAATCAAAATGGAGTTCGACAACGTCGACCTCGGGGTCGACCAGATGAATGATGGGGGCCTTACGGCCGATCCGGCGAGTCCAGCCGCGTGCCTGGACGATATCGCGCACAGTGATCGGTGCTATACCGAGGCGGTCAGACAGCTGCGCAACGGTGATCGCGCCGCCGGTCTGTTTGATCAAGCCGTGGATGCGGCAGGCATGGGCCTCGGCCAAGAAAGGGCGCGATGTCATTCTGACTCTCCGAACAGCGGTTTGCGCGGTAGCGTCGTGAGCCAAGCGTCTATCTCTGATGCTGGGATGATTTTCCATGTGACGTAGTCGGGCAGTCCTTTGGGTTTTCGCGAGTGATGGGTGGCAGTTGGCGCGGTTGGGCGCGGTGATGTTGATGCTCGAGCGCTGTGATGTGCGTCCCAATACAATCGGCGCAATTCCGCGATGAATTTGCGCATCGTTGGGATGTTTGCTCGTGTCCCGTCCGGGATGTCGATGCCAGAGGCTGCTATGTCGTCGAGCAGATCGTCCAGCTCGGCGCGCTTGAGCTTGTTCTGGTCGAACAGTAGATATGCTGGCCGCTCCATCAGAATGGGATTTCATCGTCGCCCAGATCACGTGCGGCGCGCTGGGCGGTGTCATCGGGGCGCTGGTAGCTGCCGGATGAATAGCCTTCGCCATCGTGGCGATTGTCATCCTGGCTGCGGCCATCGAGCAGGGTGAGCTGGCCGAAGAATGGGCGGAGTGCAATCTCGGTCGTGTAGCGATCGGTGCCGGACTGATCCTGCCATTTACGGGTCTCCAGCTTGCCTTCGATGTAAACCTTGCTGCCCTTTCGCAGATACTTCTCCGCGACGTTGGCGAGGCCGTCATTGAAGATGGCGACCTTGTGCCATTCCGTGCGCTCCTTGCGCTCGCCGGTGTTCTTGTCGCGCCACGTCTCGCTGGTGGCGATGTTGAGGTTCACGACCTTGCCGCCATTGGGAAAGCTGCGCACCTCGGGGTCGCGCCCTAGGTTGCCGATCAGGAAGACCTTGTTGACCGAGCCTGACATCAGGACGCGCCCTCGATAAGGCGAGACACCGCAGGCGCCACGCCCAACTGTGCCGCCTGCAGCTCGATCGCGAGGCGATCTTCGAGCCAGTCGCGCTGGGCAAGCAGATGCGGCGCGGTGTGCTGGACGTGCATGTAGCCAGCCAGCCGATCGGACAGTTTCAGGTACGCCTTATCGATCGTAGAAAGATTGATGTGGATGCCAAGGCGCTCGCGGGCGGCACGCTCGACCTCGTCAATCGCCTGGGCGAGGGCAGGGTTGTCGCGCTTGGCTGGCCAAGGCACATCGCCAACGCGCGGCTCGCCTGCGTCGTGATGCAATGCCGCGTCAAGCAGCGCCGCGCTGGGCGAGGGATGCAGGGCAAGGATGATCTGCGCGACCCGCGCGTGATGTTCTGCCAAGGTCTCGCGAATATGGGCCATGTCGGCGTTGGCGTGCCAGCGGGTGCAGTAGCCACCCCGCAGGATTTCGCGCAGGTTCCGTTCAGATGTCGCGTTGGGTGTAAGTGCGTCAAAAATGTGGTCACGCATCATGCCGCCCTCATCGGCATCAGTATCCAGCAGGCGTCGGGATCATCGGAAACTATGGTCGCTGGATCGTTAGGCCGTTCAGTGGACGCGCGAAGGGTGAATTCCGGCGTGACCTGTGCCTGTTTGTTCAGATATTTGACATTGAAGCCATGGCGCCCAAGATCGAAGTTGGGTGATGCCCCAACAGGCACGGATACAGATTCGTCCTCACCTTCATGCATCAGGTGCATCTTGCCATCCGAGGTAATTGTTGCGGCCGCCGCGATGTGGCCCCTGACTGCTTGTGAGAGGCGGTGCGCCTTTGTCACGATTGCGCGGGTGAAGTGCGCCTCGCAGTTCGTTTCATGTTTGGGGATGACCCGCGTGTAATCAGGGAATGTGCCGTCGATCATCTTGGAGTGAAGGATCCAGTCGTCACCCTCGATGATGCCCCTGTTTTCCTCAAATTGCATTTTGATTGGGGTGTTCGACTTGGGATCTAGCAGCCCGCGAAACACATCGAGCGCAAATCTTGGAAAAATGACGCCTGCGAGGTTGGGCGCTTCGATATTGCTGTCGATTACTGCCATCCGATGGCCGTCTGTGGCGACAGCGCGCAGCGTGCTGCGCTCGGGTGCTGTGATCAGATAGATCCCATTGAGGTAATACCGGGTCTCTTCGGTGCTGACGCAATGGCGAGATAGATCGAGAATGCGCGATAGCTCCGCGCCGCTCCCGGTGAAGCGGGCAGCGTCTTTCATGTCCCAAGCTGGAACGGTGGGGAAGTCATCGTGCTGGATGCGCTCGCGCAGCCGCAGGGTGGTTTCCTGATCTGTGATCGTGATCAGAGCATCCTTGCCCTCGATATCGGGTGTGCGCGTGACCGTCACTGGGCCTGCCGCCAAAGAGGCAAACTTTTGCAGCACCTCCGCAGAGACTAGAAACGGAACGGTGCCCGTTGTCTCTGCCTCGAGCTTGATTGTCAGCAAGTTGTCCAGATCGGTGGCGCGAAGTGTGACCTCGCCCAGCCCGCTAGAAATTGAGATATATTTGAGGGCGGGAATTGCTGCCCATTGCTGCACGGTGCGCTGTAGCGATGTCATGGCTTTGCGCAGCGCATGGCGGTCGATGATTGCTGAAACAGTATCGGTCATGCTGCATTCCTTTTCTGGGTAACCAGATGCTCGATCACGCAGGACAGGCCCGCGACGGTCTGGACGGATTCAATTGCGGCGTCGGAGATTTCGATGCCGAAGCGGACCTCGATTTCCATGAACAGCTCGATCAGGTGGAGGCTGTCTAGGCCCAGGTCGTGGCGCAGGTGCGCGGTGGGCGCGGTGCGTTCCGGCAGCAGGCCGAACAGCTCTTCGAGGATGTCGGCGAGGCCGCGCTGGGCGTCGGACACGGTCATCGGCCGGACTCCTTTTCCCGCAGCAGGTCCAAGCAATATTGCGCGATGACCGGCACGGCATTGAGCTGATCGGCGATCTCGCTCAGCAGCTGATCGGGCTGCGCCACCAGGCTACCTGCGATCGCCACAGCAAAAGGGGGCGCCTGATCGTAATGCGGCAGCTCAACAGGGGCGGCCAGTATTAGGGCGTGTGGCTTGGTCATTTCGCTGCCATAGACCGATGACGCGGTGTGCGACCAGGTTCCGAGCCGCTTGCTGCGCGCGATGAGGCTTTCAAGCTCGTGGATCATTGCCGCGCTCATTGCCCGGTCTCCGCGCTGGGCAGGCGGCAGTTGATGACCGGATCAGTGGCGCAGGTCATATGGGGGCCAGCCGCTGGCGACAGTGCACGCGCCCACTGGATGGTCGGCCACGCATGCCACGCAAGCAGCGCGATCCCCAGTATCATCGGGGCAATCGAGAGGGCGAAGGAGACGCGGCTCATGCTGCAGCTTCCTCGGCTAAAACGTGGTCGATCAGCCGCGCGAGGTCGGCAATGCTCGTGGCCTCGGTCGCCTCGGCATCGTTGATCTCGATGTCGAACAGATCCTCGGCTTTTACGCAGAGGTCGACCAGATCGAGGCTGTCCATGCGCAGGTCACCGCGCAGGCTCGTGCTGGGCAGGATCTCGGCCGCGATGTGAAAATCCTTGGCGATCAGGAAGATCAGCCGCGCCTCTGTGTTCGTGAAGCCGTTCATCGCGGTAGCCTCAGGACGCCAGCGAGGCGGCGGGCGCCGAAGGGCCGTTTGCGGGGCGACGCAAAGCCCAGTCGGCCAGCGCGGCGCCGTCGACCTCGCAGTCGCGGTGCAGGGAAATGTCAAAGAAGCCGCGGGGCCGGGCCAGAGTGACGCGGCTTGCGCGGATGTGGTCGCGAACCAGCGTTTCACGCAGGTCCTGAGCCGACATCAGGCCGTCAGGGTGGGCGTAAAGAATGCTCATCAAGTTCTCCATCTGTGACCGTCTGCGAGGGTGAGTCGCTGCGGGATATGAAGTTAAAATATCCACTAAATGTGGATATGCAATTTAAAATTCACACATGGTGGATTTTAGTTGTCATGATGAGGCAAGAGAGTTGCGTGAAATCCGCCGAATCGGATGTTGGATGCGAAAAGGCCCGCACTGATAATGCGGGCCTCTGCTTGAAATCTGTTCGGGTGGGGCGCTATCAGGGCGTCGGGTATTTGATGGCTGTCTGCCGTAGACGCTCGGCGTGAGAGTAGATGTCATCTAAACTTTCAACGACTACTCTTTCTTCTGCTTCTCCATCGAAGAGGCCTAGGTATTTGGTAGAGCGGTTGAAGTGGAGCCTAGCTATCGGACGACGGTTGTTGTCGTCAGCGAGTATTCCGCAGTAGCTCTTTTGGTCACGCATGCTGACCCTGCCGGGCTTTATCACCGAAGACACAATCGCTTTGACGATCATGAATCCTTCAACTTCATCCTGAGTCGTCACAATCTCAGCATCTGGAACGACCGGTTCTTCGGCAATTTCAGCAGCAGTGTCAGTTGTTGCTAATGCGGAGGACAAACGTTCTTGGACAGAGTCGCGGATTATTTCACGGAATGCCGACTTTACTAGCCCTCGGTATTGATCGAGCACGGCTGCAGTGAAGCGGCCCTCGTGAACAGGCGCGGCTAAGACCCGCACGAATTCATCTGATGGTGCGTCCATGTGCTTGTTGATCTCGGTTTTCAACGCGGATGTGTACTTCAGGCGCTCAGCATTCGCGAGAATGCCGTCTACATCGAAGCCAGATTTCTCGAACTTCTTGAGTTCACCAAGCACCTGGCTATTCGGCTCGGTGATGTCGAAGGTGAAAAATGGCCTTGTATCAAGCTTATTTGGCTCTTCTAAGTCGCTGTGGAAGTGGAAAAATCTCCCGTTCGTGAGAACCGCAAATTTTGCGCTAGTCACGGAGAAGTATCTGTAAAGTTGTGCGAGGTGCACTTTGTCCAAGTTGGTGCTGATCGGCTTGCATTCGATCAATATGCGAATCTCGCCATCGAGCTTTATCGCGTAGTCTACCTTTTCGCCCTTCTTACCTACAGCATCTGCCGTAAACTCGGGAATGACTTCACCCGGGTTAAATACGTCGTAGCCGAGTGCCTGGAGGAACGGGAGGACAACCGCAGTTTTGACAGCCTCCTCCGTGAGCATCGTGTTCGCGTGCTGTTGGACGCGTTCAGTCAATACCTTAAGTGTTGCGTCGATCGACATACGTTGTTCTCCCGATTCTGCTCCAGGCATCCTCGGAAACTATAAGCCTCACTGTCCACAACATAATTTGCCATCCTGACAAAGAGGGATTGAACAAAACGGGAACAAGTTTAGTATGGCTTGAGAAGGGGCGAGTGCACGGCGGAAAAAGAAATAGACAGGCGGCTGGATCGGATGATCGAAATTGCAGATGAGCTGGACGTGCCCCTAGACCATGTGGTCAAGCACATGGGGAGATGTGATCAGAGTACCTTTTTGAGATTGTCCGGCAGACCGTCTCTTCTTCCGCGGTATATGAAGTCCAAGTCAACGCCGTAGAGGTCGCAGAGCGCCTCGGCACTTTCGACGGGTATACGCCTGATTCCGGTAACCCAGTTGTTGTATGTGGAATGGCCAAAGTGGTGTTTTTCAGCCCAGTCCTTTTGGTTGAGATCTGAGAAAACCTTACGGATCGCCTCGAGGCGATCACCAATTTCAGCATATTGTCCAGGTTCAGAACGCTTGTTGCCCATGCTTGAATAATTCACAAATTGTGAAATCTTAGGCAAACCACTAAATGTGGACTTGCTATAATCCACATTGTGTGGACATAGTGAGGTCATGACAGCAGCATCCAATCTAGCAAACGCCCTTGGGCGTAGAAAAATGGCAGATACAGTTGGTGTTTTGCCCACGGCTGTAAGCAATGCGATCGTTCGAGGCCGTTTCCCATCATCCTGGTTCATCGCCGTAAAAGCGATCGCTGATGAGGCAGGCTTGACCTGTCCACCCGAGCTTTTTGGAATGAAATCTCATGTCACAGTACATGGAGCTCAGCCGCTTTGCGATCAAGGTGAGGGGGCATCAAAATGACCATTGCCCTCTCCCGGCAACATGATGAACTGCTGCTACAGGCGTTGGCCATGCGCCAGTCTGGCAAGCCTCTCGATGTGATCGGCGGCGCGCTGGGCATGCCGCGCAGCAATGTGGGGCTCTTCACCATCGCGGTGCGAGACGCTGACCTTCGCGAAAGCGGGGAGCCTGCAGCGGTCGTTGAGCTTGGCTACCAGTGGAAAAAGCGAAGGGGAGGTCGGCCATGAGTGCCCTTCCTACCCGCCAGGATGATGAGCTGATCCTGCGCGCGCTAGCGATGCGCGTGCGCGGCATTTCACTGTCCGAAGTTGGCGACATTCTCGGTGTTGGAAAAAGCACGATCGGTATGGCCACGCAGGCGGTATTCGAAGCCGATCTGCGCGAAAGCGGTGAGCGCGCCGCTGTTGTCGATCGCGGTTATCGCTGGCCCAAACATAAAGGGGCGCGGCGATGACGGCGTTCCCGATCGAGCAATACGATCTGATTATGGCTGACCCGCCTTGGAGCTTTGCGACCTATTCGGCAAAGGGGCAGGGCAAGTCCGCAGATGCGCATTACGCGACGCGTGATCTGCGTTGGATCTCCGAGCTGCCCGTCGCCTCGATAGCGGCGCCTGACTGCTTGCTTTGGCTGTGGGCGACCAACCCCATGCTTCCCCAGGCGCTGACGATGCTGCGGTACTGGGGCTTTACATTCAAAACCGCGGGCCACTGGTCAAAGCGCAACCTGGTCACGGGCAAGCTCGCGTTTGGCACGGGCTATATCCTGCGCTGCGCGGGCGAGCCGTTTTTGATCGGGACGCGGGGCAACCCCAAGACGACCCGCAGTGTGCGCTCCGTCATCGAGGGCGCCCGACGCCAGCATTCCCGCAAGCCCGAGGAAGCCTTCACCGCGGCCGAGCGGCTAATGCCCAGCGCGCGCCGCATCGAATTGTTCAGCCGCCAGGAGCGCGCGGGCTGGGATGTCTGGGGCGACCAGACTGACCGCTTCCCTGCGCCTGCGGCGATGTCCCAACCTGAGGGGGTAGCATGACCAAAGATTTTACGATCACGATCAATGTGACTAACAAGCCCAAAATTCGATCCGCTATTTACATCGCGGGTGCGCAGGTCGGTGTCATTGGCATCGGCATTGTGACGCAAAGCGTGGCTATGCAGTGGGTGGGTTTTTGCTTTCTCATCCTTTGGCTCATAGGTGCCACAAAAGCCTGGCAAACCAAAAACTCTGATCTGACGATCGACCAGGCATTTGTTCGCCTCAGCCAGATTCAGCGGGAGGCGGACAATTGAGCATCCCGATGAAGAACACCGAGGCGGACATCAATGTGGCCGAGAAGGTCGCGGGGGTGGCGGCCGACGAGATCCGCTCGATCGTGGCGCGCTATGAAGCGCTCGAGGCTGAGAAGAAGTACGTCGCTGAGCAGATGAAGGAGGTCATGGCCGAAGCCAAGGGGCGCGGCTACGACACCAAGGTCCTGCGCAAGGTGATCGCGCTGCGAAAGCGCGACCAGAATGACGTGGCCGAGGAAGAAGCGATCTTCGACCTCTATAAGCAAGCGATGGGCATGTAATGGAATGCTCGCAGATAAACTTTGCCGATATTGCGGCGCCGTGCACCCGCCCCATGGACGGAGCGAGGCAGGGCCTCTCAGCGAACGCAAGCGCGTCGGCTATGTCTGGGCATGCAACGCGCATCGAGAGCAGCTCGAGGCTGACTGGCTCGCCAGCGGCGTGGCAGGCGTATCGCGACGCCTGCGCCCGCCAGATGAATCTGTGGGCGTCAATGGCATGGCTGAGCCCGACGCCCGAGGAACTTGACGCCTGTGTGGCAGAGCACCGCATCCTTGATCGCGAGATCCAGCAGTTGCGCCGGCAGGCTGCCGCCACAGGCCCAGCGCCGGTATGGCTGCGGTCGCAGGAGGAGATGGTATGACCCACCTCGGCACCATTGAACTTGCTTGGCCGGTCAATGCGCTCAGCCCGAACGCGCGGCCACATTGGTCGGATCTAGCCAAGGCGAAGAAGTTCGCGCGCATGGATGCGTGGCTGCTATGCCGCGCGGCCAAGATCCCCGCCCAGCGCGCTGATGCGTCGCTACACCTGCGCTTCACCTTCCACCCCAAGGTCAAGCGCGCACGCGACTTAGATAACCTGCTCGCCTCAATGAAAGCCGCGATTGACGGGATACGCGACGCGCTGGGCGTGGATGACAGTCGGTTCAGCTTCGCCATGTGCATGGGGCCGGTTGTGCGGGGTGGCAAGGTCGTTGTGGATATTATTGCGATGAAGAGAGCGGACGAAACAAGACGCGTCCCTCCACCTGATCATCCGGTGCTTGGATATCCAGGATGATGTGCAGCGGATCATATCCTCAGTCTTTAGAGGTCAGCAAATCATATCTGGGAATCATAAGGCCGGAGACAAAGGAGCATAAATCCACATCTCCGGCCGGGCCCCCAACTGCTTGGAACAAGTGGAAGACCTGTCGACCTAGCTACGGGCGGGAAACTGCCCCTGCAACCAGAACTAATTTGGGTGAGCGGAAATGAGCCATAAGGCAAACTACTGGCTGGCAAGCCTCGACCCCAATCGCGTGAAGGCTGGGGCCTTCCGAGTGCTGTTCCATCTGTGCGATCACCACAATGACGAGACCGATCCCGCGCTGGCTTGCTACCCCTCTCAGGCGCGGCTGATGGAGAAGACCGGACTGTCGAATGGTGCGTTGAATTCAGCCCTCGCCACCATGGAAGAGGATGGTCTGATCATCCGTCGCAAGTCCACCGCGCCGGGGAGCAAAGAGCGCCGCACCTACTACATCTTGGGGTGCGACTTTGCCCCGCGCGCTGAACAAACTCCATTTTCTGGAGTTAGTGCAAACTCCGGCCCACAGGAGCCAGTTGCCGAACAAACTCCAGATTTGGGCGCATCAAACTCCAGTTTTGAGCCTATCAAACTCCGGCCCACCGGAGAGGAACCGGTAAGAACCGGTAAGAACCGTTCCGGTGCGGGCGCGCGTGCGACGCGCGACGGGACGGATTTGGATTTGGGTGATGATCAAGGCCTAGATGTAGGGCAGGGCGATCAGATCACCGCGGGCTTCTGGGCAGACTTGTTGCAGGCGCTGAACATCGATCCGATGAAGCTCCCGGCGCGCTGGGCGGGTAAGCAGGCCCGGGCCGATGTCGCGGCATGGCTGGGGATGGGGTTTTCGCCGGACCAGGTGATCGAGGTTGCCAAGGCCAGCCGCCAGCAGATGCCCCAAGCCCCGAATGGCCCCAAAGCGCTGGATGCCCGCATGGCGGCCGCGGCGAGTGCGAAGCCCGCAGGAGGGCGCGCCTCGATGGATGAGATGGCGGCGTTCTGGGCCAGCAAGATCACCGCGCCCGGCTATATCGCGCCCAGCGCCATCAGCCCCGCATTGGCACGCCACATGCTACAGCGCGAGATGATTGCGCCCGACCAGCTGCGAGCGAGGGGGATATCGTTTTGACGAATGTTGCCCATATCCCCGCGCCGGCGACACGCCGCGCCCGTGAGGCCGATGCGCTATCTGCCTCGGGAATGCCGATAATGCCTGAGCGTGTCTGCATCGTCAGCGTGCGCCGTAGCGACGGAGCGGATCTGGTCGCAGGCCACGCCGGGATGTCGTTGGGCGAGGGGCAAGAGTACGTCCGCGCCGATCTGTTGAACGTGGCGATCATCCGTGCCGAGAGCGCTGGGGCCCGCATCCGCGCGGCGCTGGTGAAGGGGGAGTTGGGGGAATGATCAGTCGCATCCGGCAATGGCTGTGCCGCCATCAATGGCGCGTCTGCCGCTTTCAGTCCCTCACTCCTGGCACAGACATCGAATGCACGAAGTGCGGGAAGCAGGAGAAGCATTATCATGGCTACTGGTCCAAAGGCGCCCCCAATGACTGACGATCTGGCTTGCCAGATGATGCCCGCCCGCGGCACCCGATATCGTGAAATGTCTATTCAGCGCGCGCTGGAGTGGGCATTTGGTACCGAGTTTGCGCGAGTGGACTTCGACCAGACCGACTCATTGGACCGGGATATCGTCATGGGAGGGCGCGACACGCTTTCGGTGCTGGCCGACCGTGCCATTCTTGGATGCAAGGTGGACGGAGGCGGAAGCAGCGAGCCGCATCCTGATGCGCAGTCTCTCGCCGCTGCCGTAAAGATGCTGCCGGATGGCTACGGCGGCCGCCGGATGGCCATCCAGATCATGACACTTGCGCGCGCTGGGCGTTCGCCGGACTGGATACGGAACAGCGATGTGCGGGTTAAGCCCAGAACCTGGGCACAGAACCAGCATGGTCGCTACGCTGTTGTCGAGGATCTTCCCGAAGAGAAGAAGCTGATCAGGGGGCGCGTTCGCCGCTATACGCCGCAGATCTGCCCGATCATATACACACCGGATGCGCGGACTATCGCGGCGGCGCGCCGCAACTATCTCGATTGGTGGGGGCCTTGACATACATCGCATGGACGGTCGCTCATTGGCAGTTCGACCGCATTGTCCTGACCGATGCGATGCCACCGATGACGCCATGGATAATCCCAACGAATCCCACTTGAAATAGGTAGCCCCCCTTGCTAAGTTGCATGTAGAATAATTGCGCCCGCTGGTTGTAACCTGCGGGCTTCTTCATTGGTGGCGCTCGCAAGGCGTTGCGATCCTGCTGCTAATGTGAGCCAAATATCCCAGCATCAAATGGGAGTTCACTCAGTGCAGAAGTTCTTCATCTCGTCGTTCGCCATGCTGATCAATATCGGCGTAGTTGTTGGCGCGATTTTTGTGGTGATCGGCGCGATCAGCGCTTTTGCTCAGACAGGCAATCTGTTCGCACCGATCGCTATGTTGGGTGTCGGATTCGTGGGTATCGTGGGCGGCGCGGGCACGCCCTATGTTCTTCTCGGCATTTATGACAGCACGCGCGCGACCTATGAGCTGCTCGCGGAGCAGGCCCGCCAAAAGTAAACGCGCTGGGCAGGTTGGCCCGCTGGCCAGAACACCAGTGGGCCGCCCACATCACTTTGGTCTCTCGTAGCGCCTAACCCCGTTCATCACGTAGGGCGAATTGTAGGTCATCTCAGTTGTTCCGTCGAACAGCTCCAGCATGGGGAAGCGCTCGACGAAGCGCTGCGCGTCTTCCATAGAGCGGAAATGCCAGCACGATATGTCACCTGCGGGAATGTGCAGCGATGTCGTGGTGTACTCGCCCAAGCCTAAAGTCAGGCGCGTCCATTCGTAAGGGTCGTTGTCGCGACCCAGACCATGAAAGCCCAGTTCAGGAACCCTGAAACGCAGCGTGATGGGCCACGCGTCCCTGTCCTTCTTCTCCTGCGTTGTTGATCGCCTTGTCATGCTCGCTCCATCATAATGATGCGCGAGAACATAAGAAGAACATTGGAGCGAGTCACATCACAAAGTTCGATCGTGAAGCTGCTGTAGGATCAGACCTGCGCTGTGCCGTAGAGCGCACGGGTTAAGCAGTGAATATCATAGGGCTTTCTAAAAAACTCTGCGCCAGCGGGAAGCTCTGCCACATCGACTGAACTACGGCCGGAGGCAACGATCACCCGGATCGTGGGGTGATTGCACGACACGCGGTGCGCTAGATCGATTCCATTCATAGAACCCGGCATGTCCACATCTGTGAATAGGACGGAAACCGGATCATTTCCCGCGAGCACAACTATCGCGTCATCCGCGTTGGCTACAGCAAGAACAGAAAGGCCGGCGCGTTCGATGACCATGGTCACCACCCTGCGCAACTGATGATCATCTTCGACGACTAAGACTTTGGCGCTGGGAGAGACGCCCGTTTGATCAAAAGCCATGCCAGACAATCCTCTCTGTTATCCGGTTTCACAGATGCGGAACGCGCGAATAAGCAACCTGTTCCACTGGTATCCGACTAAATTATGAACAGGACCCTATGATCCTGATCCGCGCCCATAATTTGCGCGCTCAGGATCAATTTGGTGAGCGAGGATAAGGTCGATCAGCGGTGGACATCTTCGACCAACAGCTCGTGTTTGGTGCCTGTGTTCGCAAGCCAGCTGAACTTGGCACCGGCGCTGAGGCCGATCAGTGCAACACCGATCGGAGTCGCAACCGAGATACGGCCTTCATTGATGTCCGCGTTCTCTGGCAGCGCTAGAGTGACGGTCTGGCTTTTACCAGTAGTCTCGTCGCGAAATGTGACAGTGCTGCCCAGATCGACGGTGTCGACGGGTAAGGCCGCGCTTTTCACGACTTTGGCGCGGGACAGTTCGTCGACGAAATGCTCTGCGAGCTCTGGATTGCGGCGCTCCAAGCCTTCGGCCAGCCGCTCGAGGACGGCCATTGTAGCGTCCGATATGACGACGCGCGGCAATTTGGTTTTGCTCACTTGAGACTTCCTTGTGTGTACCCATGCTGACCGATGCAAAGATCAAGTCGGCGAGGAGAGGGATGTGAGGAGATAGCAAGAGAGAATGCGCCCCAATCGCCGGGGCGGTGGCCAGCGGGGTATTACGCTGGCAGCTGGTATGGTCTCATCAAGCTCATGTGATGAAGCTGGGGTCTCGGGCCTTTAAAGTCAAGGATGTGGCCACGAGCCGAAACGTTGGGCTAAGTCGTTTCCGTCATAGCGACGGCCACCGTCGCCTGCATGGCCTCGAAGTCTGGAAGATGCTGAGGCGACATGTCTTTGTAAGGGATATGTGGGGCTGTCAGTTGACTGGCTTCGGTATAATGTTGGAACAGTAGAAGAATAACGAGCCGCCACCTAACGCAGCAACCGCGCACCAGAAGCGGAACCAAAAGGGCGACCTCGATCTGCTCCTCGACTCCGATAATCGGATGGCTGTGTGCAGGTGCTGCAAGAACAATCTAACTTGGAGGCAAGGTATATGTAGGCATCGAAACTTAGGGCTAACAGGGCTGAATGAATGCTCTGAATATCTCTGCTCCAAGAAGCGATGCGCCCAACCCAATTTCGGCTCATGCGCAATTATCTTACAGACAGCTTTAAGGGCTTCTGGCTGAGGTCTAGGCCACTGGCCTTCTTCTATCGGCCCAGAGTAAGGGCTTCAATTCAGAGAGCTCTTTATCCGTCAGGATGCAGAACCCATGGTCAGCTATGTATCTCTGAATCGTCGCTGAAATGTATCGCGACGGTACTGGCCCTATAAATCGTGGCCAGTTTGTTTCGTCAAATTCGCCAATTTTTTTGAAGCATTCAGATGACAAATAAATAATTGGTCGCTCTGGCTCGCTTTTTGACGTTCGAACACAGGAAATATAGTACTGGCGCCCCATCTTATGTCGTCGGTGAGACATGTTGTCTCTAGTGGTAAAGTTGTTCATTAGGTTAGCTCTCTATCTATTGATTCCTCTAATTAATTTGAACAGGCTTCTTACACTGTACGGTCGACGGACACGCATTGTGGCAACCAGTAGCGACCTCCATTAATGAGAAATATCAGTATATTGGAGCGGTAATAAATGGCGAAGGGGCCGCATTATCAGCGGCCCCTTCACTAATTTCATCCAATAAAAATCAGAAGCTATATGTGACGCCCACGCTGATAGTATGCAATTCGATTGAAGCATTGGTCACACGGCCACCTGCTGGCGCAATCAGCTCTTCTTTGCCGTAGCCGGAATAAGCATATTCGCCGCGAAGCGCCCAGCTGTCGTTGAACGCATACTCACCACCAAACCCCGCAGTGACGCCGTCCAGGCTTACGGTCTCATCGAGGTTGATCGCACCAGTCGTGACATAATCAACTTCGCTGCGCGTGTATCCTACGAAGCCGTATACCATGCTGGTCGGTGAAATTTCATAGCCTACGGTTCCGCGGATCGCCGCTTCCCAACTGATTTCGCTGCTTGCATTGGTAGCTGCAGGAATGGGGCCCGGGTAGTCCAAGTCGTCTGTAATATCACCGAAGCGCACATTCAGCTCAGGGCCAAAAAGCCATTTGCCGCTGTTCCAACGGTAACCACCAAAAAGGCTTCCAGCTGCTCCACTGACTTCGAGATCCCCAACGTCACCAACGTAAGTTCCGGTGGGTGTATGAATGCCCAGACGATCTTCACCGCCAAAGGAGTAGGAGATAGCTCCACCGACATAACCGCCGGCAAAACGGTTAGCCACAGGAGCAGACATGACAGGCACTACAACTGCGGGTTCCACAACCTCAGCGGTAAGACCGCCAGCGGAGGCGCCGCTGGCCGCTACCATGACTGCTACAGCCGAAGTGATAATGTAACGATTGATGCTCATTTCACACCTTTAAATGGAATGGATTTAAGACAGTACTAGGGCACACGCTGTTGTTAGCGAGGACCAGCTTCCGTACAACAAGGCTACTCTAAATAGGTTGCAAAATAGTAGATAGTCATCTGCAAGTGGATGCCATTTGCGTCAATTTTGACACTATAGCGAACTTTCGCATGTACAGAATGCTTGCGTTGTGTGCTGATTGAGCTGTTAAATTTGGATTTCCCTTGACCTCCCTCAGGAGCAAACTGTTCAACCGGAGCGGGTGTAATCTGGATATTTCATGGCAGTGGATGAGGCAGGATAGCCAAACTTCGTTAGCCTTTGCGGTAATCTGCGGAAGCTCAAGTGTGATCTCTCTAGCGCATTCAGCCTTTCCGGCTGTCATGATTCTCTACGTCAGTAATGATCAAAGCATTGAAAGTTTGTATGATCACATCGCGCCTGTCACGCTTCCGTCGCACTGACGGCCACCGTCGCCTGTATGACCTCAAAGCATGGAAGATGCTGCGGCGGCAGATCTTTGTGCGGGATATGTGGACCTGTCAGTGGCCTGGTTGCGGGGTGATGCTGGCGCAGCCGAAGAGGGATGAGCCGCTGCCACCGAACGCGGCGACGGCGCACCACAAGCGAGACCACAAGGGCGACATTGATCTGTTCCTCGACCCGGACAATTTGATGGCCGTGTGCAAGCAGTGTCACGACCGCTCCATTCAGGAGGCGACGCACAGGGGCTTCATCGCTGGGCACGACGAGGATGGCAGGCCGATCGATCCCGCGCATCCCTGGGCGCGCTCAGGGGCATTGGGCGCATCGTAGTCGGGGAGGGCCGGCCCACCCCCCTAGATTTTAAAGACCCCCCGTCTGGCGCCACACCCGCGTCCCCCCTTCGTTTGCACTGAGAAGCGGTTCAAAAAGGGGGTAGGGGTCGGGGGGCATTCTTGAGGTGACCGATGGCCGCAAAAAAGCCGCAAATGCCGCGCTATGACGCTGTTTTTAGGGGTGATGAGGCGCGTGTTTCACTCGCAAAACTGCTCTGGAAAGAGGTGATTGCCGCACTTGAAGAGGTTTCCGCACTCAGCCGGGTGAATCTGGCGCGTGCGGACCGCTATGTGCGCGCGAAGGTGGAGTTCGAGGCGCTCTATCCGGAGGCGGCAGAGGCGGGCCCGGTGACGCGCGGGCCGAACGGGGGCGAGGTGTTCAGTTTTACCTGGTCGGCCGTCGAGAAGTTGAATGACCGGATGCTGAAGCTGGAGCGGGCGATGTTCGGGGAGGCACAGGCGCGGCCGCCGGCCGAGAAGCCGAAGAAGGGGAGCGCCCCGGCAGATGAGTTCCTCGGATCTTACAACGGATTACGCCAATAGGGTTTTGTCCGGCGATATCATCGCAGGCAAGTTCGTGCGGGCTGCGTGCCAGCGGCACTTGAACGATCTGCGGGAGGGCGCGGCGCGCGGGCTGAATTTCGATATAGATGAGGCGGCGCGGGCCTTCCGGTTCTTTCCGGCCATGTTCACGGTCACGGCCGGCGCGAAGGCGGGCGAACCGTTCCATCTGCTGGAATGGATGCAGTTTGTGGTGGGCAGCTTGTTCGGTTGGCGCAATGCCGATGGCACACGGCGCTTTCGCCAGGCTTGGATCGAGACAGGGAAGGGCCAGGCCAAATCACCGCTGATGGGTGCGATCGGGCTTTACATGATCGGCTTCAACGGCGTGCCGCGCGCCGAGGCCTATGCCATCGCCAACGACAAGGACCAGGCTAAGGTCCTTTTCTCGGATGCGGTTGCGCTGTGCCGCGCGCCGATCCCGGGCAAGGATGGCGCGACGCTCGAAAGCGTCGCCAAGGTGAAGATCCGCGGCGTCGGCGACAACGCGTGGAAGATCGAGGTGCCAGAGAGCGGCGCTAAGTTCTTGCCGGTCGCCTCGGCCGACAGCATCTCGGGGCCGAAGCCGATCGCGGTCTTTGCCGACGAGGTGCACGAGATGCGCACTGACAAGGCGATCCAGCTTTGGAAGGCGGCGATCGACAAAATGCCAGGCGATCCACTGATGATCCTTGGCACCAATACGCCAGCGGCCGATCAGGCGGTGGGCACGGATTATAGCGAGTTTTATCAGCGCGTCGCGCTGGGGATGATCGAGGACGATAGCGCCTTTAGCTATATCGCCCGGGTCGACGTCGACGATGACCCGTTCAGCGATGAGAGCTGCTGGGTGAAGGCGCTGCCTGCGCTTGGCGTCACCTATCCGATCGACAACGTGCGCCGGCGGGTCGAGACTGCGAAGCACATGCCGTCCGAGCGGCTGGCGACCGAGCGGCTCTACTTCGGGCGCCCTGTCGGATCGTCTGGCTTTTGGCTGGCTGACGAAGCTGCCTGGCGCGCGGTGCTGGGGCCGGTGGCGGAGGACGATATGCGCGGCACGCCCTGTGTGCTGGCGCTGGATTTGTCCAAGAAGAACGACCTGACTGCGCTTTCTGCGGTCTGGCGCGATGATGATGACCAGCTGACGGCAAAGCTTTGGTATTGGACCACTGAGGGCGGGTTAGAGCGGCGCGAGGCCGAGGATCGCACGCCCTATAAATCCTATATCGCGGGCGGTGACCTGATCGCGGTGCGGGGCGAGGTGATCGATTACACCTTCGTCGCGCAGCAGGTGAAGGAGCTGTGCGTCGCGCAAGAGGTTGAGGCGCTGGTGGTTGACCCCGCCTATGTCTCCGACTTTATCGCGGCCTGTGAGCAGATCTCGTTCGAGGTCTGGCGGTACATGGGGCCCGATGAGCCTGAGGGCACGGGCCTGAAGATCGTGACACACGCCCAGGGCACACGCATTGCTTTCGAGGGGCGGCAGCTGTGCATGCCACATTCGATCACGCACATGACGGACAAGATCCTCAAGCGCGAGATCCTGATCGCCGAGAACAAGATGACCCATGTCTGCGCCGCGAACACGGTGCTGATCTCGGACGGACAGGGCAATCAGGCATTCGACAAACAGCGTCAGCGCGGCCGTATCGACGGCATGGTCGCGCTTGCAATGGGCGTGGGCGCCACCAAGGCCGACCGCAAGGGGCGGCGCAGCTACATGGAAGGCGGGGTATTGTTCACATGAAGCTGTGGCCCTTCGGACAAAAGAACACGGATCCCGGCACGGGCAATCGGTTTTACCAACAGAACATCGTCGAGCGCGCTGTGTCCGAGCACCAGAAGCAGCTGCGGGTCACTGCCTCGTTGGCGGCCGGCATGCGGATCGCGGAAGGGGTGGCAAGCCTGCCGATCACGGTTGGCAAACTGGGCCATGACCGGCTGGGCCGCGCGATCCGCACGCCGATCCGCGCGGGCGAGCTGACCGAGCGCCTGACGCTCGCGCCCAACGACTGGATGACGCCGACTGAGTTTGTCGAGACCCTGACAATGTGGGCGGTGTTCCGGGGCGTAGGGCGGGCCTATATCCATCGCGGCTATCGCGGGCGCATCCGCGCGCTGATCCCGATCAATGACGGCGGGGTCACGATCCGCCGCGATTATGACACCGGCAAGGTCTGGTACGATGCCAATATCCCCGGCCTTGGCTTCTTGTCGAACCTAACGCGCCGCGACTTCATTGAAGTGACCTGCCCGAGGTGGAACGAGATCGAGGGGCTGAACATCACGGCCGAGATCGGCAAGGTGCTACGCCTCGCGCTGACCCTCGAGGATCGCCAGATGGAGGATGGCCGAAAGAAGGCCGTGCCGGGCTACATCACCACCGATCAGCAGCTTTCCAAGGACTCTGCCAAGATGGTGAAGGAAGCACTGAAGGACAAGCTGCCGAACACGCCGGTGTTTGATAGCGGCACCAAATACAACAGCATCATCCCGACGCAGGCCGAGCTGCAGCTGCTCGAGACGCGGCGATTCATTATCGAGGAGGTGGCGCGTGCCTATGGCATCCACCCGATCTTCTTGGCGCATGACGCGGCGGGGCAGTCGCTGACGCGGATCTCGGATGCGATGGATTACCACGTGACGATCACGCTGGGGCCTTGGGTTAAGCGCTGGGAGGAAGCGATCCGGTTCTCGCTGCTGGGTGCGGATGAATACGTCGATTTTGACGAGACCCAGTTCTACCGCATGGATCTGGCCGCGCGCGCTGATTACGCGGCCAAGTCCCTGGGCAACAATGCCGCCTGGGAAACGCCGAACAGCATTCTGGAATGGCTGGGCAAGAACCCGGTCGAGGGCGGTGACGCATTGCCCGCGGCCGGCGGCGCGCCAATCACCGAATAGGGGCAGATCATGGCAATGGAATTTAAGCTGGCGCGGCTCGATGCAAAGGCCGCGACCGAAGAAGGCGTGTTCGTCGGCTATGCCTCGCGCTTCAATGTGGTCGATCAGGGCGGCGATATGGTGCGCCCGGGGGCCTATGCCAAATCGATCGCGGGCCAAAAGTCGGTGAAGCTGCTGTGGCAGCATGATGCAGCGCAGCCGATCGGGGTTTGGACGTCGATCAGTGAGGACGAGAAGGGGCTGCGCGTCGAAGGACGTCTGGCGCTGGAAACGGTCAAGGGCCGCGAGACCCATGCGCTGATGAAGATGGGCGCCATCGAGGGATTGTCGATCGGCTATCGCACCAAAGACGCCGATATCATCGACGGTATCCGGCACCTCAAAGAGATCGACCTGTGGGAGATCTCGGTCGTGACCTTTCCGATGGAAGACGGCTCTGGCGTCGATGCCGTGAAATCCTCGGTACAGATCATGCGGGCGGCGAAGGATGGTGACTTCGCGCCCCTGAAGAAATCCGTGGAGGTGGCCCTGCGTGACGCGGGCCTCCCGGTTTGGCTGCGCAAGGCGATTGCCGCCCGCGCGCCAGAAGCTCTGGGCGATGGACAGCGCGACGCGTCCGCTTCGGAGACCGCGAAGGCGATCAAGGACGCCTTCAAGTTCTAACCGTCCATCGAAAGGATAAACCATGGACTTGGAAATCAAAGAGGCCCTCGATAACGCGAGCAAAACGCTGGCCGAGGTGAAGAAGGCGCAGGTTGATCTCAGCGACCAACTGAAGGTGCTGGACCAGAAGAAAGCCTCCGGCGAGGATATCACCGATATCAAGGGTCACGTCGAGGACAGCCGCAAGGGCCTGACCGAACTGGGCGATCAGGTCGCCGACCTGACCAAAAAGCTGTCGCATCGCGGCGCTGATCTGGAAGGTAAGTCGCTGGGCCGGATCATCGCCGAGCATGACGAGTTCAAGACCCTGAAGGATGACCGCAAGGCGCGTTTCGAGGTCAAGGATGTGACCACCGGCAGCTTTGGCACCATCGACTTGCCGGGCGGCGTACGCCGCGGCTCGCGCGGGCTGATCCAGCCGGTCAATCAGGCTCTGTTCCTGCGCGATATCATCCCCACGGCCGCGACCACGGCCGCCGTGATCGAATATCTGCAAGAGAGCGGCTACACCAACAATGCCGGCGTGGTTGCCGAAGGCGCGCAGAAGCCGCAGTCCGAGCTGGACTTCGAGCCGAAGGCAGCGCCGATGGTGAAGATGGCGCACTTCTTCCGGGTCACAGAAGAGACACTGGACGATGTTGACGGCATGGAAGCCTATATCAATCAGCGCGGCCTCTACGGCTTGCAGCTGAAGGAAGAGGGCGAGCTGCTGAATGGCCCCGGCACCACTGGCCGCATCGATGGCCTGCTGGCGAACTCCACCACCTATGACAGCGGGCTGGTGCCCGGCATTACGCCGGTCAACGCCATGGATGATATCCGCATCGCTATTGCGCAGGTGGCCGAGGCGGATCTGCTGGCCTCCGCCATCGTGATGAACCATCTGGACGCTGCCGCGCTGGATCTGGCGAAAGATGCGGATGGTCGCTATCTGCACCCGGCTTTTGCCGGCAATACCGCATGGGGTCTGCCGGTCGTCCGCACCAAGGGCCTGCCGCAGGGCAAGTTCATCGTCGGCGGCTTTATCGGCAACACGCTGATTTGGCAGCGCAAGGGGATCGAAGTGCGCCGTTCGACCGAGGATCGCGACAACTTCGTCAAGAACCTGGTTACCATCCTTCTGGAAGAACGGCTGCAGCTGGAAACGCTGCGTCCCGAAGGCATCGTCTATGGCGATCTGACGGCCGCCGGCGGCGAGTAACCAACTGGGGCGGGGCCGCTGGGCCCCGCTCTGCTGGCTGGAGGGTGAGCATGGATATTCAGCAAACGAGCGAGGCAACGGGCGTGATTATCACCCTCGAGGATGCCAAGAAGCATTGCCGCGCCGATGACTTCGGCGATGATGATGCGCTGATCAGCCTCTACATCGACGCGGCGGTGGATTGGGTGCAATCGGTCTGTCAGACGCGCCTCGAGCGCGCGGAGTTCACCGCAACGGGATCGCGCTTTGATCTCGGCTTCGCGGGTTATCCCGATCCTGAGATCACCAGCGTAGGCTATGTCGATGATCTGGGCGCCGCAGTGACGCTCGACGCCAGCCGCTACGCTCTGCGCGATGGCCGCCTGATCGTATACGGCGCGGAGAATGTCGCGTCGGCGAGGGTGGTGTTCGTGGCGGGCCTCGGGCCCGGTAATGTGCCGGCGCGCCTCGTGCAGGCGATGCGCATGCTGGTCGCGCATTGGTATCTAAATCGCGAAGCCGTTGGTGCAGGTCTCGCCCAGGTGCCGCTTGGCGTGCGCGACATGGTCGCAACCTACAGGAGCTTCGCATTCGGATGAGCACTGCGGGCAAACTGATCGAGCGGGTTCAGTTCGAGTCGCCGGATATGCGCACTGGCATTTGGACCCATGAATACGAATGCCGGGCCGAATTCATCTATGCGCGCGGCGGCGAGGCGGTTTATGCGGCGCGTCTGGAAGGGCGGTCTGTGTTCAAGATCAAGATCCGCCAATGCGCCGCTGCGCGCGAGATCCTGCAATCATGGCGGATGATCGACATGCGGCGCGCCACCTACGAGGGCGATGTGCCGCAGACAGGCGTTTACAATATCCGCGAGGTCGATCCGATCAGTGATCGCGCCTGGATCTATCTGCTGGTGGAGGCGGGGGTGGCATATGGTTAAGGGACTCGACGCTGTGCGCCGTAAATTGCGCACCCATGCCAAGGCCGCGATCGAGGCGGGGCGGTCCCAAGCCCGCAAAGAGGGCGAAGAGATCGCGAGCCTTGCCCGTGCATTCGCGGGTGCATCGGATGGGGATCTGGCAGCGTCGATCCGCGTTGAGGAGGCTGATGCAGTCATGACCAGCCAGGGCAGATCAGGCTTCATTGGGGTCGTTGTAAGGGCGGGTAACGACGCGACGATCGTTACCAATAAGCAAGGCGAGCGCTTCCAAAACGCGAAGCTCCAAGAGGTCGGCACGCAATCAATGCCCGCAAAGCCTTTCTTCAACCCCGCAAAGCGTTTGCGCCGCAAGCAGGCCATGGCAGCAATACGGCGGGCGGTGCGCAAAGCATGGAAGGAAGGTGGCTGATGTCATCACCAGCGACGGAACTGCAAGACGCCATTGAGGCAGCGGTGCGGGCGGATGCTGCACTTATGGCAATCATTGCCGGCATCTATGACCGGGTGCCGGATCGCCCTTGGGGAGCTGCTAATGGCTACATCAGCTTCGGGCCTTGGGACAGCGTCTCACAAGAAGGCGGGTGCCAAGCGATCGAGGATGTATCTTTGCAGCTCGATGCCTGGTCGAACCGGACGGGCCGCGCGCATTGCGAAGAGATCATGCAACGGCTGCGGCGGATCATGGGTCAAGTCCAGACAGATCGACATCCAATCGTGGCACGGGGCGATCCATTTAGCCAGGTCCTGCGCGATCCCAACGGACTGACGCTGCACGGTGTGCTTCGCTACGAATTCCAGATGGAGCGCTATGATGGCTAAAGCGATCTTCCACCGTGACTTCCACTACACCAGCCGTCTGCGCAATGCGGGATGGTCAGCCAAGGCGGGTCCAGATCCTCAGCACTTCCCGCAAGAGTTTATAGATGCGGCGGTCAGTGCGGGTTGTGCCACAGTGCCACCTCCGCGCCGCAGCACGCACAAAACCCCTGACGACCCTGCGCAGCCCTGACCGGCTGCATTTTTGTTTGCAACACGAGGAGATCGCCAAAATGGCAGCGCCTTTTCATGAAGAATACCACGAGCTCGTGTTCGAGTTCTCTGAAGACAACGGCACTACCTGGGCACGTAATTGCGTGATCATGGGCGCCGATGTGACACGGACGGCATCGACCAGTGAGACCGAAACGGTCGATGATTGCGACGACGAGAGCAAACCGAACAACGTAAGCGTGCGGGTGCAGAGCCTTGCGGTCAGCTTTTCGGGCACCGGCAACTGGACGCAGGGTGGGTATGATACCTTCCTGAAAAAGTTCTATGCGGGCGACAGCACTGAAATGCTGGCGCGGATCGGCAATCTGAACGCAGGCGCCGGCGAGATCGAATACGAGACTGGCCCGATCATCATCACCAGCCTTGGCCAGTCACGCGTCAAGGGCGCGGTGGTTTCCGCCTCGGTTGAGGCACGCTTCGCAAAAACGCCAACCCGCAGCCTGAAGGTCGGGTCCTAATGGCGGAGGCACAGGTCATCAATTGGACCTGCGGCGAGCATGCGTTCCGGCTTCGTATTGGCGAGGCCGAAGCGCTTGACGATCTAACGCCGCAAGGCATCGCGGATTTCCGCTTCCGCTGCCGGCAGGGGATCGAGCGTGGCTCGCTCGGCTTCTCGCCGGTGCGGGTGCGCGAGGTCATTGATTGCATTCGCCTGGGACTGATCGGCGGCGGTATGGAAGGGGATGCTGCGCGCGCGCTCGCTTTGCGCGCGATGGAGGAGGCCGATTTCGCGGAGCTCGTAAAGATCTGCTACGGCATCGTAACAGGCTTTTTCTCCGGCAAGGATCACGATCAGCCGGAAAAGCCAGTGGCGGCGGAGATGACGGACGAGAACGGTTAAGGTTCTCGCTCCTCTATGGCAGCGGGGCCGTGATGGGGTTCGCCCCCGAACAGGTCCAGCGCATGAGCCTGTGGGAGTTCCACAGCGCCTTCGCCGCCTGGAAGCGATTTAACGGCATCAAAACGGAAGGTGGCGGCGAGGTGACTCTCGATCGCCTGAAGGCACTTGGGGTGAAATGATGGCTTCAGAAGATCCGCTTGAGCTCCCAGTTGGGTTGTCCGAGAAACAGTTCACCCAATCCATTGTGCGGCTCGAGGGCCGTCTGGCGAAAATGGAACGCGACGCGACAACAAAGTTCCAGCGCCAGAATGCGACTTTAACCCGATCCTTCAAGGATATGGAGACACAGATCGGGCGCAGCCTCAACAATATCAAAGCGCGGGCAGGCTCGATCCTTGCGCCTTTGGCGGCGGCGCTTGGCGGCCGCCAACTGATAGCGATGACCAGCGCCTGGACGGATATTACCAGTCGCGTGAATAACGCGGCTGGGTCGATGGATCGCGGCACCGATGTCATGGAGCGTGTCAGCGACATGGCGCGCCGGACTTACTCCGATCTGCGCATGACGGCGGACAGCTATATTAGCTTCGCGTCTGTGCTTGGCGATCTCGGAGTCGCGACAAATACCCAGCTCGACTTCGTCGAGAGCCTAAACAATGCTCTGGTTGTCTCCGGTGCGAAAGGCGATGTCGCCTCGCGTGTGATGAATGCACTGTCGAACGCGATGGCGCTCGGGACGTTGCAGGGCGACAACCTCAACACCGTCATTGCGTCCGGGGGCGGGTGGCACAGGCGCTCGCAGCATCGATGGGCGTCACCACACTCGAGCTGCGCAAGATGGGCCGGGATGGCAAGATCGGACGGGCGGAGCTGCTCGGGATCACCTCGCAGATGGCAAAGCTGCGCGATGAGGCTGCGGCCATGCCTGCGACGATCCAGGATGGCTTCATGCTGCTGAACAACGCGCTGCTGGAATATATCGGTCGCGGTGATGATGCGGTGGGGATCTCGGCGCGCATCGCCGATGCGTTGACGATCATTGCGGATAACTTCGACACGGTTGCAGATAAAGGTCTGAAAGTCGCGGCGGTTTTGGCTGGGGCGGTACTCGGTCGTTCTGTCGCTGCTCTTGCGGTGCGTTTTGGCACCGGTGCCGTTGAGATCATGAAATACGTTACAGCCATGCGCGCAGCCTCGAGCGTGGGCGGTCTTGCTGCGGCGCTTGGCGGCATGAGTGCTGCGGCAGGGCCTCTGGGCATTTTGCTCGGTGGTGTCGTTGCCGGCGGGCTGGTGATGTATTCGGATGCTGCACTGAAAGCCGAAGGCCGGACGCAGCGTGTAAGTGACGAGCTGGAGCGCCTAGGACTTGTTGCGCCGCCGGCCGCGAGTGCGATTGATGCGGTGGGCTCCGCTCTTGATGGATTGGACGGACGACTGGCAAACTTGCGCGACTTGCGTGAGGAATTGGAGAAAGTCTCGACGGTTGACTTGCAATCGATCGTCGATCGCGCCGGGAGCGCGGGCGGCTTGTTCGGTGGTTGGGGTCGGGGTGGTGAAGAAAAGGATGCCCTCAGCGCAGTTCGGGACTTGGCAGTAGAGTTCGGCGCCCTTCGCATCAGCGCTGATGATGTGATCCGTTCTCTAGAGAGCATTGATACGTCGAGCTTCACAGAGGATGGGCGGGAGATCATCAGCCTTCTTGCAAATCATGTGCGTGCCACCAGTGCGATGCGCGATGCAATTGCGCAGTCTGGTATGAGCGACATTCTTTCTGATCAGTTGGAGGCCGTGCGCGAGTTGGATCGCTATTTGAAGGGTCTTCAATATGATGACATCGCGAGCGAAACCATCGCGCAATTGATGGCTGTCAGGGTCGCATTGCAAGAAGGAACTATGTCCGCGTACGAGGCGCAGCAGGCTTTGCAAGACATCGGTGAAGCCGATCCAAACGTTGCACCATTTCTGGGTCGTATTGCACAGATGACGGGAGCGCTTGCTGATCTGATTAGGACAGCTGATCGCGCGTCAGCGGCCGCCGCACTGGCATCTGATCCGTCGCTCGCGGCACGCGCCGCCGCTGCGACGGAGTATGGGGCGTCACGTAGCGAAGGGCAGCGGATCGAGCGCGAGGCTGCGGATTACGTCACAGAGGCCAATCGTCGCAACGGTCTGACACGTGAAGCACTTGCGCTGGAAAATGAGATCGCAAGCGTTCGTCGGCAATCGCTCAGTGATGAGGTGCAGCTGACCGAGGCCCAGATCCGTCATATCGCTGCTGGTAATCTCGCGGCGCAGGACGCAAGGCGCGAGCAAGGCCGATCGGGACGCAGGCGCGATGACACGCCTTATACGGACGCAGTCAAATCGATCCGGGAGGAGACCCAGGCTTTCCAAATCGAGGCTGCTGCAATTCTTTCTGTGGCTGATGGCACGCGAGACTATGGTGATGCGCTGGAGTTCGCACGTAAGCGGGCTGAGCTGTTGCACGCGGCGCAACAGCAAGGTCGCGCGATGACGCCGGAACTGATGGCGGAGATCGATGCACTTGCACAGGCCTATGTGACGGCAGGCCTCGGGGCTGAGGAAGCCGCCGAAAAGCTCGGCAAGATCAAGGAGGCATCCGATACCGGGCGCGCGACATTGGAAGATTTCTTTGGCTCGATCATCGATGGGTCGAAATCGGCGCGCGAGGCTGTTGCGGATTTGCTGATGCAGATTGCTAAGGTGCAGATGGTCAAGGGGATGATGGGGCTGATTGGCTCGACCTCATGGGGCGGCGGCCTGATTAATGCGATCGGCAGCGGCCTTAGCTATGACACCGGCGGATACACTGGACCCGGCGGGCGGTATCAGCCTGCGGGCATTGTGCATAAAGGTGAGGTCGTATGGTCGCAGGATGATGTAAGTCGCGTGGGCGGGCCGGCGGCCGCAGAAATGCTACGTCAGACTGCGGGCATACCTGGCTACTCGGAAGGGGGGCTGGTCGGCATGCGACTTCCGGCGATGTCCAGCTTGACCACTGCTGACCATGCCGGCCCGCAGTCCATGTCGGTGGCGATCACGGTCGATGTCAGCGGAGCGCAAGGGGATGCCGCGATCGAAGAGCGCGCCGCCGTCGGCGCCAGAGCCGCTATGACACAAGTGCTCAGCGATTATGACAAGCGGTTCAATGTCAAAGTCCGCAATGCAATGGTAGAAAGAAGGAAGACCAGATGACCCTGCCGGATCTCTACCCGCTGGCTTTCCTCGGCGATCTGATCGCCACGCGCGCAGAGGTCAGTCTGAAGCTGCAACGCTATGACGAGATGTCCGGCGGTGGCGACGGGCGGCGGTGGGCGGCTGAGCTCGCGCCGCCGCTGTGGACAGCCAGCTTTGACCTCAATAACCTCTCGCGCGACTGCATCGGCCGCGCGCGGAGCACCGATGCGCGGTTCCGGGCGCTCGGCACCAATCGGGCTTTTCTGTGGGCCGATCCGACCTACAGCGGGCCAGCGATTGGCGCGCCGGCGCATCTGGTGAATGCCGACGTGCGGGTCGCGGGCTTCTCGGCTGATCGCACACGGATCACATTCTCGGGCTTGCCTGCGGGGTTTGAGTTCGCGGCCGGCGATCGGTTCAGTGCGCCTTGGGGCACGGGGCGCTATTACCTGGGCGAGATCGCGGACGGCGGCGCGGTGGCGGGTGGCAGTGTGCAGGTGGCGGTCTATCCCTATCCGCCGTTGTCGCTGCAAGTCGGGGCGCAGATCGAACTGTTGCGCCCTGTCTGCCGCATGTTCGTGCCGGACGACGGATACACGCCCTATAGCTATCGGCGCGGTTCAGCGGCGACCGGCGCGAGCGTCACCATGTTGGAAAAGCGATGATCAGCCCGATATGCGCTTCATGTTGAACACCATGACGCTGTCCGGGCGTTGGGGACTACGCGCCGTGCCTTCAATTGCTGCACTAGCTGTCAATTTTCCGGTGATCTTCAGGTCGAGTTCATTAACCCCGAAGACCGGCGGAATGTCGAGTTTGTCCATATGTGTTCCGACGTGCACATCGGCCAACAGCTTCTGATCTTCTATGCGATAGCTTCCAAGGAAATATCGCTTGGAATCGCCGCCGCGCAGGCTGCCGTCCTCGAGGACGACGACGCCTCCGCCGGAACCCAACACCGTCTCGAACTCAACACTATAAAAACCGTCAATCATGGCGTGTCACTCCCTTATAGGTTGCGTGGCCAGATAATGACTCAAGGGTTTGTCAGATGTCTACCCTTGCCTAAGCCTTTCTAGGAAAATGATAATGCGCACATACGACGCACAATTTGCGGCCAGCCTTACGGCGGCGCGGGACGGGGGCATTGCCCCCGTTTACTTTTTCTGGGTGCTGGCGCGGCCGCGTGCTGGCGGCGCGGAAGTGCCGATCGGGCTGTGGTCTGGCGATGAGGATATCACGCTGACGCTAACGCAGCCCGATGGCAGTAACGTCTCGCGGCACTACTTCGGCGGGGTAAACCTCAAGGTCGAGGATCTGACCTATGTCGGCGATCTGACCGATAACCCGGTGGCGGTCTCGACCAGCCAAGGGGTGGATGCCGCGCAGCTGCTGGCGCGGGGCTATGATCTGCGGCTGGCCTATTGCGAGATCCACGCCACCACCATGACAGGCGGCGCGTTTACGGCCGCGCCCCAGCTGCAATGGGTCGGCATCATCGACGCGGGGCCGATCAATACGCCGGGCGAAAACGGCGAGGGCGGCATCACCTATCAGATCCGCTCCGAGATCATGTGGCAGCTGACCGCGCGCAACCCCGCCAAATCATCCGACGCCCATCAGAAGCGTCGTAACCTTATCGACCGCTTTTGCGAATTCGCCGCGGTCATCGGATCGAGGTCTGTCCAATGGTACAAAAAGGATCGCTGACCCGCCTGCCGGACTGGCGGGCGCGTCTCAGCCATGCGCTCGATATCCAGCGGGATCATCCGTTTGAGTGGGGCCGCCATGATTGCGGGCTGGGCTTGGCGGCCGGCGCGGTCGAGGCGATCACGGGCGAAGATCTGCGCCCCGCCTGGGCCAATTACAAAACACCCACTGGCGCGCTGCGTGTGCTGCGCAAGGCGGGCTATGAGAGCCTGGGCGATGCGATGGCGGCGCTGCTGCCAGAAGTGCATCCGGCCTTCGCCCAGATCGGTGATCTGGCGCTGCTGGACGGCGAGGGGCAGATCGGCGCGCTCGGGGTCATCGATATCTCCAGCGTGATCGTGCTGGACAAGACAGGTCACGCGCGGGTTCCGCGCGACCAGATCAAGCGGGCTTTCAAGGTAGGTTAATATGACACGCATCTGGACGCTGGTCCTGACGGTGGTCGCGCTGATGAGCGTGGCCGCCCCGGCTGCGGCTGACCCGGTGACGGGCTGGCTTGCCGTCAATGTCTTTGGCTGGGCGGGTGCCACCATAGGCGCGTTTTTGGCTAGCGCGGTTGTCAGCCTCGGCACCGGCATCCTTGGCGCGGCGCTGACCGGCGTGGCGGCGCAGCAGGGCCAAAATTACGATGTGAAGTTCGATGTCGAATTCGGCGACGATACCGCGCTGACCTTCACCGCCGGCGACTTCGCGACGGCGGGCAAGCGCCGGTTTATCGCCAAATGGGGCCGCGAGACGCGGTTCATCACCGAGGTGATCGAGATCTCGAGCCTGCCACAGGGCTTTGCGGGCGCATGGGTCAATGATGAGCGCGCCGACCTGGTCGCGGGCAAAGTCGGAACAGTCGTCACGGGTCTTTCGCTCTTTGGCCCGTCCAGTATCCGTTCGCTGCCCGCGCATGATATTGGCGCAGTACCTGCCACCCATACCGTTGTCGGCTGGCCGCTGTCGAATATGAAGGATGACGAGGGCGAGGGCGACCTCGGCGCGCGGATCTGGGTCAAATGGATCGACGGCACGCAAACCGCCGCTGATCCGTTCCTGCTGTGGGCATTTGGCGAGGATGCAGATTACCCGTGGACGGCCAACCATATCGGCACCGGCAAGACCTATGTCATCGTCACCACGCGCTTTGATAGCGAGACGCTGACCAGCTATCCGACCTATCTATGGGAGCCGGAGCCGCTGCCGCTCTATGACCCGCGCTATGACAGCACGGCGGGCGGGCAGGGCGCGCAGCGCTGGGGCCAGCGCGCGACCTATCAGCCCAGCCGCAATGCGGCGGTGATCAGCTACAATATCGCACGCGGGATCTACTGGGGCGATGAATGGCTGTTCGGCGGCAAGAACATGGCGCAGTGGCGTCTGCCGCTGGCCGAATGGATGGCGGCAATGAACGCCTGCGACATGCCGGTCGCGCTGGCCGAGGGCGGCACGGAACCGGCCTACCGCGCCGGTCTGCAAATCACGGTCAGCGATGAGCCGCTGGGGGTGATGGAGGAAATCGGCAAGGGCGCAAACATGCGCTATGCCGAGGTCGGGGGGATGCTAAAGCCCGTGGTCGGCCTGCCGGCCGCGCCGGTGTTTGCCATCACCGATGCGGATATCGTCATCAGCGAGGGGCAGAGCCTGACGCCCTTTGCGCCGGCAAGCCAGACGTTCAATGCGATCACGGCGACCTTCCCGGACCCCACCGCCAAGTGGGCCTCGCGCGATGCGCCCGAGTATATCTCGGAAGCGGGCGTGGCGGCTGACGGCGGGCGGCATCTGCCGACCTCGCTCAGCTATCCGGCGGTGCCCTATCCGCACCAGGTGCAACGGCTGATGCGGGCGCAGCTCGAGGACTATCGCCGCGATACTATCGTGGAGTTCAGCCTGCATCCCGGCGCCTATGCGCTTGAGCCGCTGGTGGACACGATCAGCTGGACCAGCGCCCGCAACGGCTATGACGCAAAGCAGTTCGTCGTTGAGCAGGTGACCAAGCTGCCCGGCATGAATGTCACCGTGCGCCTGCGCGAGGTCGATCCCGCCGATTACGATTGGTCGCCGAGCTTCGAGCTGCCCTATGATAGCGTGGCCCCGGTGCCGGAGATCCCGTGGGTGCAGGCCATCGACGGCTGGACGGCGGTCGGCGACGAGGTAGCCGATGATGCAGGCGTGGGGCGGGTCGCTGCGATCCGCGTCGGCTGCGCGGGCGATGCCATAGGCATCGCGCAAGCGCGCATTCAGGCAAGGCGTCTGGGAGCAAGCGAGCCGACCTTTGACGTCATGCGCCCCTATGATCGGCCCTATCAGTGGCGGATCACCGGCGTTGCACCGGCGTCTGTCTACGAGGTGCGCGGTGCGCTGATGTCCGAGCTGACCGGCGGCTATGTCTGGTCGGGCTGGATCACGGTCACCACGCCCGCGATCCAGATGCAGGAGGGCGATCTGCCGGACGGCTTTGTCGCCCGGATTGAGGAGATGGCGGCGGCGCAGGGCATTCAGCCTGTGGATGCGCTGCCCGATGCGGGGGCGCGGGCCGATCAGCTGGTGATGATCCGCACCACGGGCGAGATCTGGCGCTGGGATGCAGCGGCGGGGGTTTGGACGCAGAATGTCTTTGCTGGGGTCTCTGCGGCGTCGCTTGATAAAACAAAGTTTGCGGCGGGCCTCACGGTGCCAGAGGTGGTCGATGTGCTGCCGGCCACAGGCTCGGTCGGCGACATGCTGGTGCTGACGACAGATCAAAAGATCTATCGTTGGGATAGCGAGCTTGGCGCATGGTCTAATAAGACCGATGGCGGCGATATCGTCGTCAACACCCTGACGGGTGCTGCGTTCATGGCGGGCGCCGTTGGGGCGCGAGAGATCGCCACAGGTGCACTTCGCGCGCATCATGTGCTGATCACTGGCGGCTCCTTGGTGCCGGATTATCTCTATCAGGATCTCGGCACGCCGGTCGGGCAGGGCGGGCGCTCGTGGTTCTGGAACGCCGCGCAAGGCGTCGTATTCCAGCAGCGCTTTGTCGATACGCAAAATGGCAATAATTACGGGCCGCAAGGGGTAGGGATCCAGCTGAATACCGCGCCTAGCACGGTCACAGGGAATCCTTGGGCCTGGGTTCTAAGTGGCGAAGTGTTTCCGATCAAAAGCGCCACGTCCTATTCGTTCGAATTGGGCTACTGGGTGAGCGGTGGGAGCAGGACTTTGTTCCGGATTACCTATCTGGACAGGGATGGAAACTACGTCGGAGAGCTCGGCCACATCGCTTTGCATGGCGCTGCGTGGATCAACCGGTTCAGTGTCAGTGGCACCTCTCCCGCCACTGCGAAAACGGCAAAGCTCGAGGTCTACATCGACCCCAGTTATGGTCGGCCTGTCCTCAACATCGGGTCAGCGCAACTGCTGGAGCGCAACGCCGTCCTGCTCATCGTCGAGGGCGGCATCCAAACCCAACACCTAACGTCCCAAATCGTCACTGCGGACAAGATGGCGGCCAATTCCGTCACCGCGGCAAACGGCGCGATCGCGGATCTTGCGGTCAACACATTGCAGATCGCGGGCAATGCGGTGACCGTCCCGGCTTATGCGTATTGGGAGCCAAGCAGTCCGACCTTTGTCACCAACTCGGCGGACTACCCGCTGCTCGAGCTGACTGTCGATCGGCGCGGCCTCGCCACGATGATCACCGCGAATGCACAGCTTGATGGCAGCTCGACGGACATGCGGATCGTTGTGTGGCTCCTGCGCAATGGTCAGCAGGTCGGTGGGTCCTACGGTTATGGTGGCGCATGGCGGCAGTCATCGGTCATTAACTTTGTCGACTGGGATACAGGCCAAGGTCCGACGACCTACACTTTGATGGCGCGGACGGTGGTGCACGCCTCGAATGTTTACCAGCGCTATCTGTCGGCGCACCAATTCCGGAGATAGCCATGCAGCAAGAGGTGCCGTTTACCCTTTATCGGCTGGATACCGGAGAGATCGCGGCGTTTGTGGTCGCCGATCCGACAATCAGTGTCCCTGCGGGCTTTGGACTTCTGCAGGGATACTGGTCGGCTGCGACGCATTGGGTGCGGGGGATGCCGGTCGAGCTGCCGCCGCGCCCGGATGATCGCCATGTCTGGGACCCTGTCGCATGGGATTGGGTCATCAATCCTGATCTCGATACCTACCAATGGGCGCAGCTGCGGATGGAGCGCACGCGGCTGCTCGCGGCCTGCGACTATCGCAGCCAGCCAGACTACCCGCAAAGCGATGAGGCGCGCGCCGCGTGGCTCGCCTATCGGCAGGCGCTGCGAGATCTGCCCGGCAACCTTACAGATCCGGCGCAGGTGAGGTGGCCGGATCTGCCGGGGTAAAGGGGACGTCAGCGATACTTCTGACTGTCGCGTTCATTTATTTCGCGAATGACATTCCCGGGATTTCCGCCGCAGATGACATTTGGCGGCACCTCTCCACGGACAACCGAACCGGCGGCGATTACACTGCCCGAACCAATCGACGCGCCTGGCAACACCGTCACGCCAGCGCCAATCCAGACATCATCTCCAATAGTGATGGGATGCGCGTATTCTAACCCCTTGTTACGCCTTTCGGCATCTAGCGGATGACCAGCGGTGTAGATGCCAACATTCGGTGCGATGAAGCAGTTGTTGCCGATGGTAACCTTCGCTCCGTCAAGGATCACAAGGTTCACGTTGGCATAGAAGTTTTCGCCGACCTCGATGTTAAATCCGTAATCGCAATGGAATTGGCCGTCGAACGTGATGTTCTGGCCGGTTTTGCCGAGCAGACCCTTCAGCAGCTGTGTCCGTTTCTCGTCCTCGTCGGGATGCAGATTGTTAATTTCGAATAGGATGCGCTTAGCGGCGCGACGTTTCGCGAGCAAGGCAGGGTCGTAATTTGCATCATATAGCAGTCCGGCTGCGGCCTTCTGCAACTCGTTCATATTGGTCTCCGGTGTGCCGAGAGATTGGCAGTGGTCGTGTAAGGTCGTGCTTACAATGAGATAGGAGAACAGGCAAAAGCCTGACTGTCGACTTGCCGTTTAGTGGCGGCTTTGCCCCTATTAAGCTTCCTTCAGTGGCTAGCATTGTTAGCCCGAACCCGCCCTTTGAGGCGGGTTTTTCTTTGCCCAAACCTATCCAATAGAAAGGCCAGTCATGGCGATCACGACCGTCACGGTTACGGGCGAGCTGCGCGATATCGCGGGTGCGCCGCAGAATTTGAGCCTGATCCGCTTTACCCCGCGCGGCTGGGACAAGAGCGGCGCTGCGATCATCACCGGCGCGCCGATCGATGTAACGGTGACGGGCGGCGCGTTCAGTGCCTCGCTGTTCCGGCAGGACTTGGGGCAGGGTGTTGTCTATGACGTAGCCTATGTCCTGCCGCGCGAACGGATCACCACTATTGGCAGCATTTTTATCGACGGCCCCGGCCCCTTCGCTTTGGCTGATCTGCTTGGCGTGCCGGTGCCCTTCGGCGTCACGGTGACGCTGGTCGAGGGGGGCAGCTGGCCGCCGCCGGCCGATCCCAATCCGCTACATTGGTATGCGAGGGTCAAATGATCGAATTGGACTTTGCAAAGATCCGCGCCCTGCGCATCGCGGGCCGCGATGTGACTGAGCTGCGGCGCGGGGCCGTGCTGATGTGGGCCAAGCCGCCCGAGATCTCGCTCGCATCTGGCAGCGGTTACGCTGGGTCGGTCTATGCGGCCACGCAGCCCGGTGGTCAGTGGTTTGCCGATGGCGTGCCAATCCATAGCGCGACAGACCAGACATGGGTCATGACCGATGCCTATGAGGGCGCGGTGATCCAGTATGATATCGCGATTCAGCCCCAGTCGGTCGAGATCTCGATCACCTCGGGCGCGGGCTTCGCTGGCTCTGTCTACAGCGCGTCGCGCGGGGGCGGGCAGTGGTATGCGGACGGCCTGCCCATCCCCGGCGCGCGCGGTCAGACATGGACAATGACCATCGCACTCGAGGGCGCGGCGATCAGCTACATCACATTCACCGCGCCGCGCAGTAACCGCATCCAGATGTGGACGCCGACTGTGCTTGCGGCCGCGCTTAAGGAGGGCTGGTGGTCGATGCGGCGCGGTGTCCAGCTTGCCGCTGATGATCGTGTGGCGGCCATCGCTGACAGCTTCGGCTTGCGGGATATGTTGCAGACCAGTGCAAGCCTTCAGCCGCGCACGGTCGTGCAGATGGGGCGCAGGGTGATGACCTTCGCGCAGGAGGAACAGACCTACCTGCTGGCGGCGTCGTCGCATTACGGGCGGTATGTCTACGCCGTCGCGCAATACAAAACCGGCGTCGAAACCATCTTCGCCAGCTATGCGACGCTTTGGGGCATGATCGGCAGCGGTGCCGGTCGTGTGCGCGGCAATCGCGACACAAACGGATTGCAGCAAACCCCGCTGGTCCGCATGAATGGCCACGCACCGACGGCTGCTGTCCTGCCGATGGCGGGGGCCGTTCTGGGCACTGCCCCGCACCGCAACAGTGAGGCGCTGCGCGCATGGGGCATCGGTGCTGGCCAGTCTGCCAGCTTTGGCTGGGATGGTCTGATTGCGGAGGTCATTGCCCTGAGCAATGAGCCGAGCGCTGACGACCACGACCGGCTTTCTGGATACCTCGCCCACAGCTGGGGGCAGGCGGATAGCCTGCCCGCCGCGCACCCTTACAAATCACTTGGCCCAAGGATTGACTGACATGACCCAGAAATATTGGACGGGCGCCGAAGCCGCCATCATCGCTGCCGAAGCCGCCGCCACCGCGCTGGTGACTGGCCTGCCGGAATACCGCGACGGGCAGGAGGTCGCCCCCGAGGCCCGCGTCACCGCCCGCTGGGCAGAACCGCGCGAGACCGCCACGCCGGGCACCTTCGCGATTCCTGCCTATCCGGGCATGGATGTGCCCGAAGGGTGCGCTGAGGCGGATGGGGTGAGTTTGCCCAAGGTGATGGAGGATGAGTTGGGCTGAGCGACGGGCTGCTTAAGTGACAAGCTAACTAAGGAACTTTCGGTAGGCGTTAAGCATTTATTAGTGAATGGAAAACACATTCATCAGATGTGCTCTGAACGAGCTGTATATGACCATAGGTGGTTTCTTTCTGTTCAGTTAGGGGGACAAAAATGGATTTAGATAGCCTCGATCGCCGCGAGCTGGTTCAACTCTTAGTGGAAATTGATCAGGCGCTAGTCAGCGTGGATGACAGGAATAGAAAGTGCGCCCTTAGGGCGGCTGAGCATGCGGTCTCGAGATTTGGACTGTCATTGAACCAACTTGCGGATGATATCAGGTCAATGAAAGAGGTAACCCCTCGTGGTGTTGCGCGTTATCGCAATCCAAGCAATCCCGCTCAAACTTGGTCAGGGCGTGGTAGGCGTCCAACTTGGGTACATGAGCTGGGTTTGAAGGGTCTAACTCTCGACGATTGTGCCTTATGAAGGATTGAACATCGATCACCGCGTTCGACAAGTATACGTCAACCAACCCCAACCCGCCCATTGTGGCGGGTTTTTCTTTTGCCCCATGCTCATGTGAGGAACACCATGGCAGACGCCTTTCAACACCATGCAGTAGGCATGGACAGCCCGGCATCCAATGCCGCCAGCATCACGCCCTCGAACACCGATGATCTGCCGCATGTCCCGCGCGCGCTCTATGCGCTGGGGGAGGGTAACGTGCGGGTGACCATGCGCGGCGGTGGCGATCCCGTGGTGCTGCCGATCCTCGTGGGGGTGCCGCTGCCGGTGCGCGTCTCGCGCGTCTGGGCCTCGGGCACCACGGCCACCGGCCTCGTCGGAATCTGGTAATGCTGGCCCTTGGCTTTGGCCTGACCGCCCTTGCCGCGCTGGCAGGCGCGCGGGCGGGGGCGGTGCCGGTGATCTCGCTAGCGTCCAGCAGCGGATACGCGGGCGCAGAACTCGTCTCGAGCGTCGAGGGCCAGTGGTATGCGGACGGCGTCGCCATCCCCGGCGCTTGGGGCGGTGCGCTGATGATCACGCCCGACCTCGAGGGTGCGGCGATATTCCTGCGGGTGGATCCGCATATCTGGGTCAGCGATGGCGATCCGGGCTATGCAGGCAGCAGCTATCAATCCAGCGTCTTTGGCCAGTGGCAGGCCGATGGCGTCGACATCCCCGGCGCGGTGGGGCTGCGCTGGCAGATGACGCCCGCTTATGAGGGCGCGGCCATCAGCCTCGATTATCGCCCGATCATTCGGATCGTGCAGGGCGCGGGCTATGCCGGATCGCGGCTGCGCTCGAACCTGCCCGGCCAGTGGTTTGCGGACGGCGTGGCGATCCCCGGCTCGATTGGCCGGGACCTTATCATCAGCCCCGCGCTGGAGGGCGCGGCGATTTCTCAGGATGCGGAAGTGACAATCATGCAAAGCAATACGATCCAGATGTGGGTGCCAGAGCGCGCGCTGACCGCGCCGCAAAAGGCCAATGGTGGACTATGGCTGGGCGAGGATCGGACCACGGTCGAGCGCAACGGCGCGGATTACGTCACCGCGTGGCGCGACAAGTTTGGCGTGCGGGACATGACCCAGCCCACAGCCGCCAATCAGCCCCGTGCTGGCACATTTCGGGGTATGCCTGCCGTCATCTGGGACAAGTCCCCGGCCTACCAATATCTGCAACCGCCTGCGGCTTTTGCACCGATGTGGTGGCTCATCCTCGCGGAATTTGCCACGGGCGTTGAGATCATCAGTGGCACGTCAACGGGCAGTGCGATCTATACGCAGATCCTCGGTAACGGGCAGGCTGCGCTTGCGCGTGTGTCGTTCCAGCAGCCGGATGCCGTGCAATCCGGGACGAGTGCGATCCGGCTGAACGCGGCTGATACTGAGGTGTCGTCGGGCATTTTCCCGATGCCGATGGGGTCGATGTCGTTCGGGGTTAGTGCCAGCGCTTCTTGGTGTATCGGTCGGGGCTTTGATGCAAACAACAACCGCCAGTGGGTCGGGCCGATCCTTGGGGCCATCGCCCTGGGGGTGGTGCCGGATCTTGCCACGCGCCATCTGATCGAGGCTTACATGCACTGGCGTCACGGCCTCGAGGAGCGCTTGCCCGCGAACCATCCCTATCGCAACGCGCCGCCCCGCGTGCAGTGATCGGATCGCGGCTGATGTAATTACTCCAGGAGTACTGGCCGCAATTCGCGGGCCTGCAGTTTTGCTGGAGAAGTTGCCTCGTATTCCCGAAGTGCTTCGCGCGCGGCCTTCGAAAGGCCGTAGCACGCGATGTAGTCGAGTAATGCGTCATAAAGCTTCTGCTCTCTGGCGGTTGTCATCTTGATGATCCCCCTCATCCAACCGCGACCATCAAACAATAAACATAGTTAACGGACAGTTAACTTACATGCGCTGGAGCCAATATGTCAGACCAATCACCTTTGCGCAGCCCCGAATTCTGGGGCGGCGTCGCGGTCGCGCTTATCGTCAAGGTGCGCACCACACAGCAGCTTGGCGCATGGCAGGTGATCAGTACCTTGATCGTCGCTGTCGGTGCAGCGTGGCTGGCCACGGACTGGGTGTCAGCCATGACCAATACCCCCAAGGCTGTGGCGGCCGCGATGCTCACGCTGACGGCCGAGGGCATCATGCGTTGGATCTTGATCGCGGTAAATGATCCCAAGCAAGCGATCGAGCTTTGGAAAGCCTGGCGGAAATAGCTTTAACCTAAGCCTTCGGCCCAGCCCATCGGGTTACACCAGCGGTCTCTGGATGGGTTGGGTATTTTTTACGTGGCGGTCAAACATGGCGGCAAGGTCTTTGCCGCTTGGTACCGGGCGCGCTAGCTCGCGTGCAGCGCCGATTTGCTCTAGCTCCGGGAAGATCGATAATATTTCGGCGCGCGCTTGCGAAGAGAGGCTGCGAAGCGCCACGGGACCCGTATGCATGCTCTCGCTTTCTGCGCCATTCGATAGGACGATCTCATGGCGATCGAATAGCATGTGGAAGTATTCAACGCTGTCACACTCATCGACGCTGTAAATGCCGGGTAGGGCCACGAGCTTCACAGCGGGAACCAGGATCTCAGCCGCGCCGAACATCCGAACTGCGATCTTTGACCGTACCAAGATGCGATGCTGCGGTGAAACCCGCAGATCTTGGGAGGGAAGCCCTTCTCCTAAAGCCCCCGCAGAAATATGGATGGGGCGCAGCTTTGGTGTTGCCTTGAGGGCTGCGCCTGAAACCGTTGACGATCCAATCCAGCGGATCGGCTGCAGCCCGTTGTCGATGGTATCCACTAGATCTCCGGCGCGCAGGTCCTCGATAGGGACCATGCCAGACATCGCCATGATCAGCGTGCCGCGCGTAAAGCAAGGGGCGACGACGGCCTGTCCGGTCAATGTATCGAAAGCGACAGCTTGGAATGAAAGTGCTGCAATCTGATTGGCATTCAAAGGATTCTGTGAAAACACCATCAGCATGCCCGGCTGATAAGTTTCCCCAAATGCGCCGAAATTTACCACCTCGGTAAGGATTATGTCGTCGTCTGCTCCGAGGTATTTTACGGTGAAAAGACCGGAGATAACGAGCGTTTCGTCAGGCGAAAATAGCGCTCCCGATGAACCGTTAGTGGTTGTACCCGAAGTCCCAAACCATGATCCCGGTGGGTCGAGTTCGTAGATGCCGGAACTATTTTTGGTGACTACTAAACCGCTGCTGAATTGGAATGTGGCCATTTTCGAGATTCACCTTTGTATATTCGATATTTATGAAGACTGAATCGCGGCACTTTGTAAACGAAAAGTCGCTGAGCAGGCGCATCCAACGTCCACTCAGCTGCTTGAAATTGGTTCGCTAGTCCCCGCCTCGTGCGGGTTTTTTCATTTTCAGGAGGTATCGATGCAGATCGATCTTTCGCTGGGGGAAACCCGGCGGATCCTAGCGGCGTGCCGCAGGGCAGGGCTTTTGCGCGCACAGACGGCCTACGTGCTGGGAACCGCATATTGGGAAACCAACCGCACCATGTTGCCGGTGGAAGAAGCTTACTGGCTCTCCGACGCGTGGCGCGAAAAGAACCTGCGCTATTACCCCTGGCATGGGCGCGGGTTCGTGCAGCTGACGTGGAAAGCCAATTATCAAAAAGCCTCGGCCAAGATCGGCGTCGATCTGATTGGTGATCCGTCCCGCGCGATGGAGCCGGACGCTGCCGCGCAGATCCTTGTCCACGGTATGATCGGCGGTTGGTTCACCGGCAAGAAGTTGGCCGATTACATCGATGGCGCGCGGGTCGATTTCGTCGGCGCTCGGGCCATCGTCAATGGCAAGGATAAGGCCGCCGAGATTGCGGCCATCGCAACAGCCTATCTTGCAGCGCTGCCGGAGGATCAGGGCAGCATCTGGCTGCGGATTTTCAAAGCCTTCTGGGGCATCATTACGGGAAAGAAACAATGACCGCTGTCTGGGCGCGCATCATCATGCGCTATCTGTCCGGTGCTCTGGTAAGCGCTGGCTTTATCTCTGCCGATTTTGGCGCGCAGCTCGCCACGGATGCAGAGCTGCATGGGGTGCTGGTCATGGCGCTTGGCGCTGTGTTGGCCGTGATCGCGGAGTGGGCCTATCGGCTCGCCAAGCGCTTTGGCTGGGCCACCTGATGGACTGGCTGATTGGGATGATCATCGGCGCGGGGGCGATAGCCGTCGCGTGGTGGCAGGGACGGCGCAATGGTCGCGCCGAGGTGCGCCAGCAGCAGGCAGAGGCTGCTGCGAATGCAGACGCAAAACGGGACGAGATAGATGCGCAGATCGCTGATGATGTTGACTTGGCTAATCGCGCTAAGCGCGCTGGCCTCGTGCGGCGAGAGAATTGAGGCGGGTTGCGCGGGCTGGCGGCAGATCCAAGTGGCTGGCGCGACCGTGGACTATCTGGCCGATCAGGATCCGCAGGCCCTGCGGGCACTGATTGGCCATCAGGATTTCGGGGTGGCGTCCGGGTGTTGGTAAGATGAGAGAGCCCGAAGGCTCTCCTACTTTTTTATACCACGAGCGGCCGATTTGCTTGCATATGCCGCATTGCGAGCCTGCGCCCCTTGCGGCCGGTAAGCATGGGGCGTGCTTCGATAGGCGCTTTCTCCTGATCAAGAAGATTTGGAAACAGCGCGAAGATCTCGCGACGTGCCTCGGCTCCGACACCTTTTAAAGCCTGAGCGCCGGTATAGAGCGATTCAGTTTCAGCGCCGTTAGAGAACACGATTTCGTGCTGGTCGAAAAGGAAGTGATGATATTCAACTTCCGTAAGATCAGTGGCGATATCAATACCTCCAAGCTGCAATAATTGCTTGGCTGCAACGAGCACTTCGTCGCTCTGTATCATCTTCTGCGCGATTTTAGAGCGAACTAGTACACGGTGCTGCGGCGAGACCATCAAATCTTGCGATGGGATGTTTACACCCAGCGCACCAGCTTTGATGCGAATGGGACGCAGGTGTTGATTTACGATAATTTCAGCTGCCGAAAGCTTGCGAACACCGACCCATTTAACGGGTTTGGCACCATTATCTTTGGTCATCACAAGGTCGCCGACCTGCAACGTCTCGACCATACGGTAACCATCGGGAGTAAGGATCATCGTGCCTGCAACAAAGCAAACGATGTCGTTAATCTCGCCAGGTGGAATGGTCATCGTGCCGTTAGGGTCAAACGTCTGTGAGTTGATGACCTGATTCAGGATATTGTTGACCGCGTTAGGGCCACCCAGAAGTCCCAGCACCGGGGCAACGATTGGGTTGGTCAGAAGATCTGTAAGTGGCAGTGTGAGCGGCGTTGACGTTCCTAGCGCGTTAACCGTGATAGTCACAGTCAGGTTTGCTGCGTCTAGAGGTGCGTCGCTGATGATGTAAAGTTGGTCATTCTCGTCAACAAAGTAGTCGACGTCCACCGGGTTCAGCCGAACCGTTGCCCCCAAAAAGGCATTGCCGACTGTTAGGCCGGCAGTCTGGAAAGTGCCAGAACCCGCGTAAGTTCCAGGCACTGGCGAACCGCCAATGATCGGGGCGAGATAGTCGCCGCCCTGGACCGTTTCAGGCGTAGAGCCATCGCCGACCCCATCGACGTTATACTGACTAAACAGCGTCGATGTGCCGAAGGCATTAAGAATGTTGGTTGAGGGAAGAGTTAAGATGGGTGTGGGCAGACTAAGGTTAACCACCGCACCATTTACTGCAGTTAAGTAAGGCATGTTAAGCTCCTGATATCACCGATTAAGTTACAAACTTTAAACGAGAAAAACTCTCGTTTTCGCAGGCGTTTTTGAGCGAATTATAGTCTACGGACGTTATGCCTTTACGGCATAAGTTACCTTAACCCTGCGTTAATTTAAGTAAATAGAAAAGTATACTAGCAAGCGATTCTTGTGTGCGGCCTCTTGCAAGGCATTGAAACCTAACTTCAAGCCTAATCCCGCTCGACGATCAAAACTCATCTTTTATGGGGTTTTGTAGTGCACGCGCCTCATTCAAACCCGCGCGCAGCCAAGTGCGCAGCGCGGCGCGTTGGGTCAGAATGACAGGCATGGCCTTGGGGTGGATCCGTACGATCGTCGCATTCGGATCGCAAGTAAGGGCGGCGAACAGGTTGTCTGTCGTCTCGCCGTCCGCCTTTTTGCGCACGCTCGGTCAGTCTGGCACATAGAGGCCCGCGAACATGGCGGGCCGGTAGTCGGCAAGGTGAAACCATACGTTGCCTTTTCCCTTGCCTGCAGGCTCGGCAAAAGAGGTCAGAGGCACAAGGCAGCGGTGCGCAGTGCCCAGCCAGCGCCGCCAGTGGGGTGAGCTGGTGTTGCGGATGTTGGTCACGCCTCGATCGACCGCGTGCCCCTCCAGATAGGTCTCTGGCGTCGGCAGGCCGCAGCGGGCAGTTTGCAAGATGATCTGATCGCCCTCGGCCCGCACAATCGGCGCCAACTGGTCGGGATAAATCTCTGGCTGCGGCTCATAATTTCCTAGGCGATCCACCACCTCATTGGGTTTGAAGAGCCGCGCCATCGCCTCTTGAGTGGAAGTGTGGCTGTAGAGATTGCACAT